AAGCGCTTGACAAGAAAGAATTAAAGGATTATATAGGAGATATGAAAACAGAAGAAGCATTTAAAATTATAGGAGGCAGCCTGTCGAAGCCATCAAAAATGCCTGGCTGGTCGATAGGTTTACCTGCCAAGGAATGCAAGACAGGAGCGAAGCTCCAGAAGATCCCAGGCTCAGTCTGTTACGACTGTTACGCAATGAAGGGCTGCTATGTGTTTAAAGTTGTGCAAGATGCACAGTACAGGAGACTGAAGGCAATCAAAGACCCGCGCTGGGTTGAAGCAATGGCCCAGATCATAAACAGCAAAAAGCCGGATGTGTTTCGCTGGCACGATAGCGGCGATGTACAGGATCTGGATCACCTAAACAAAATTTATGAAGTATGTAAGCTCACCCCCAGAAAGCGTCACTGGATGCCAACCCGTGAAGCATGGATAAAGAACCATGTCACCAGAGCGCCATCTAATTTAATAATTCGTTTTTCCATGCCTATGATAGATCAGGAGCCTGCGGGCTCCTGGCCTAACACATCAACCGTAGTTACATCTGGGGCCAGCTGTCCTGCAGCTCAACAAGATAATGAGTGCAGAGACTGTAGAAAATGTTGGAATCCAGAAATAAAAAATATATCTTACGGGCAACATTGAAATGTTTAGACATCCAAGTTATTATAAAAAATTACGCGAGCGTAATAAACTGGATCAGGCAATTAGCGGTAAAAACTCGACGGAGTGTAAAACGCGTTCGCCTGGTCCGGGCCTCAAGCAGCAAGCCATAGAAGAAACAGTTCCACACAACGATATCGAAGAGGCACAAGCTGCAAGCGACAAGCCTCAAGCTTCAAGCACCAAGCTCCTCGAGCCACAAGCCACAAGCTTCAAGCGTCAAGCATAAAGGTTCAAGCTTCAAGCCACAAGCTTCAAGCTCATGGATCATGGATCCTGGAAAAAGTTTCACGGACCTTTGACCGAGGTGCTCTACCAAGATAAAAGTATTCTTTGGATGCTTCACATGAAACGCAATTTGATGAGGTGAGAACCTTACCTTGTTACTCTTCGTAACTTTTAGTTCTACAGTGAAAAAGTGGCCAGAAGTATTGCAGCCCAATAGATCAGGAGTACCGGAAAGACTAAGATTTTCAAGTCTAATCCACGAAATTTGTGGTAAAGATTTTTTAAGTTTTGCATATAATTTTCGCTCAGGTTTCAAGGTAACTAGGGCTTTCTAACTTGGTGTTTTAGGAGCGATAATTACTTTTTTGTCTTCTGGTTTTAATACAACACGAATAGAATCTTGTCCAATTATATTTGACTCTTGCACTTCAATTCTTTTTATTTCTTCTAAGTGACCACCGATCTGCATATAGATCGTAGCATTAGAAATAGCATTGCCTTTCCTACCATTAGTAAATTGATCAAGGTATTCTTGTAAGTGCTTTACGAACACTATCTAACTCCTCTCTTAATTGTCCATTTAATTCTTTATGGCTTTCATTTACTTTTAAAATGTTAGCGTTTTCTTCTACAAGTCTTTCATTAATAGCTTCCAACTCTCTAACTTTAATTTGTAATCTTTCAATTTTAACTTCTAAATCGTGACTACCTCTATTATCTTTGTATACTTTCATGATTGACAATATAGGATAGTTACCTTAAATTGTCAACTATGGGTTTACCAAAAAGACTTACAGAAATGCAAATGAGATTCGCTGAATACTATGTATACGGTGATGAGAACGGACCAGTGACTAAGACAGAAGCTGCGCTGAAAGCAGGGTACAGTCCAAAGAGAGCTAGACAGGAAGGATCAGAACTTACAAACCCAAAACTATCTCCACTTGTAGTAAAATACATGGGAGAACTGAGAGAAGAAAGACTTAAAAAACATGAAGTAACTTACGAGGGACATATCGCAGAACTTGCAAGACTTAGAGAGGCCGCTTTAAAGAAAGGATCATTCTCTTCAGCAGTGAACGCGGAAGCAAACAGAGGAAAAGCAGCAGGACTATACATAGATAGGAAGATAATAAAAACAGGAAAACTAGAGGACCTATCAGAACAAGAATTAGAAGCAAAGATGAAACAGATATTAGACGATTACGGGCAGTTAATAAATGTAACTCCATCTACAACTTCTGAATCTTCTTTACCCAGTCCCGAGGAATCATCGTCCGATCCCCAAAACTAAAACTACCATCATCTTCTCTATCGTATGAAGCAAATAATTTAATTGCTTTTTTATCTTTTGAATACAACCAGCCTTCGTTAACAGGTCTAGCTAATTTCATTTTATCAAACTCTTTCTCGGTAGCCCAGCCCGAATCGCTCACACAATCGATCCACTCCACTCGGACTTTAGGATAAGGTATATCGGGAGTTATAGAGGCAATAGCTTTTCTTCTTTTCCTAGGCATGTCCCCCTTCTAACATTGCGACACCTAGAAGTCTAAATTTTTTTTTCACTGCGCTATTTTTTAAAAAAAGTAAAAAGGGTGTCGGCATTACCAAAAATGATCTATAACCATTGGTATCATTGACGAATAGCTGCGACACCCCCCCCGTCGGCAAGGGGTCGCAAGGGTATCGCAAGGTATCGGCTTTTTAGGGGTAAACCAAGAACATTTGGTCCAAGGTCCGTGATTCGTGCATTTGCCGACACCCTGCCGACACCCTGCCGACACCCTGCCGACACCCAGGCCGACACCTAGTCTGCCTCTTTTCTGCCATAATGTCGACGCATTGCTGCCATCTTATCTTCTGCTCCTGAAATTTTTCGTAACAAACTGTCAACCTCACCGGTGATATCGATATGCTCCGGTATAACCATAGGCCTGTCAACTAGCGCACTAATCTTAAATTTAGCATCAGCAATCTCAGCTTCGTATTTAGCTACCATCACTTGATATAGTTTATCCTGCATTAAAGTCCTCCTTTGTTATATTTACTTTAGCTCTTTCTTTCTCGTCATGTAATAGGTCATAATACATGTCTAATCTTTTCAAAAACCTATGTTTTGCTTGCCTTAATTCTGCCCCATTTACTACAAACTCCTGGTAATATAAGTCAGGAGTGCATACCATTATAATACCTTGTTCAATATTAGATCCGTGCACATAATCATGTGCCATGCAGTATGCAGCAATTTGCAAATAATAATCTCCTATCCATTCTGCTTTCTTTGGTCGATTTGATTGTTTAAAATCTACAACAGTATCTTTGCCATTGTGAGTGCAAACCAAGTCAGTAGACCCAGCGTAAAGCCCAGGATAGTATAACGTAACTTCACTACCATAGTATTCTTCCACTGGCGCAAGACCCACATCGATAATTTTTTCGGCCATGGCTTTCGCCTCCTGTCCGAGCCCTGTAAGATCATCGTAGCCAGTTCCGAGTACATGATGTTCCAAGAATTTATGCATGGCTGTCCCCCGATTACTAGATAAGTTTTTGATTCTGTCTGCTTCTGCTTCTCCAACTTTGGCCTTCCAGTCTTTTAAAAATTGTTGATCTTTGGTGCGCCCTAATATCGTAGTTACGCTTGGAAGTCTAGCACCATTTACATCGTAGAGCCGTGTTCCGTGGTCCTCGATACGGGTGCCGGTGATATAGTTATATTTGTTATTCTTATTCACTTTAGATTATTTATTATATAATAGATTACTAACAAAGCTATTAACACACAGAACGTGTTATAAAAAAACATACCTATACCAAAACCAAACGTCATAGTTTCTTTTTTAATTCTTTTAAATACTGTTCGTTTTCTTTATCTTGATTATGTACAAATTTTTCAGCATTATCATCTGTTACTTTTTTAAATATTAGATCAAAGTTTTTACGATACAAATCGTTGGAAACCCTTGATTTTCCATCCCATTTTGGCTTTTTATTTTTCATTATTTTTTATCCATTTTTTATAACCTTGTATCCAAGTTTCTGTTTTTTGTTTTAATATTCTCCCATAGTTTGGCCAACTAAATTTGTCATGCGATTCATCAACATATCTCCAACGTATCTCTCCTGTATCCGGATTACGTTCATAAATTTTTGCTCTCATTCTAAACTCATCGCCTCTTTATATTTTTTTAAATCTACAACTTTACCGTTCACCTTGTGATCCGGTTCGTAATGGTCTATTATTTTTTCTATACCATGTAATTTTGTTTGTGCATAGGGCCAAAGAAGTCTTGCGACTTGATACGCATCTCTAAAACTACAACGCCATACATATTGTGTTAAATACTTTGTACCATTTTTACGTAAACCTTTTCTTGGTTTGACTCTTACAGATCCAACTCCTAACACATCATGCACCCAATAGATTACACTCTCATCAGTCATGGCTACTTCCATAGAGATACGATTAGTGTATGTAGTTCTGTATCCTTTACCTTTTGGGTTCTTACTACTCTTGTGATTTTTTTTCTTTTCTGTATATTTTTTTACCTGTACACAGCCCTCACCATCAAAGAGTCCAGCTATATATGCTACGTCAGTTTCACTTATCATCTAACCCTCCTGGTTTCCGTGCACGTACTTCCAAGAGAGCAAAGGCTCGAATACTCAGGGTATGGTTTTAGCAATCCCGATATGTAACCTCCAGAGGTGTTTAGCGCGAAGCATTTTTTGTCACCTGAAGCTCGTCCTTTTCTATACTGTAAAATTTTATTTAGCATCATGTTTTATTATCCATCTTAACGTTGATGTAGTAGGATCAAAACTATCAAAGTCTATTCTAGTGCAGTTTGTTAGAAGGACCATCATCGATAAGATTATCATCAACTGTCTCATAAAACTCTCCCTCCGAGTCACAATCCCAGCATTGGTGTACTTCACTTCTGTCTCTAAAATCCACTGCAGGATCGCCATCTATTTTTCCAACTCTAACATACCCGTTGCCGTGGCATGTATCGCAAATCATTTTTACGACTCTACCCTTTTTTAACTTTGCCATTTAACTTCTTCGCTTTCTCGTTTGCTATTGCTTCTATTGTTTTAGATATAGATAATTTTGCATCGGGCAATAATATCTTTGATAACTTTTCTAAAATAGCATATGTTTCTTTCGTTAGTGAAACATTTTTGTATTTACTCATGTCAGTCATTTGTTTCCTTTCATAATTTAAGAGCCTAATATAGGTGATATTATAGGATTGTCAATGAAAATTTTGTTAACATTAATTATGTGTAGCATAACAACTGGTGAGTGTATAGCACCCTATACACATGACAAAGAATATCCTGATATGTATGAGTGTTTGTTAGATGGTTATGACATGGCCATAGATAAAACTTTAGAGATTGGTAGGTTTGATGTTAACGAACATGGTATTTATATTAAGTTTTATTGTAAGAAAACACCCACAGCTTGACAATATGGCAGAATAATGGTAAGGCGAGATATCTTCTCACCATTTACCTACTCTGTTTTTTTCCCTTTATTAGTTAACGGGGTAGGTGTTTCATTATTCCACATTAATAGTAATAAGATTATTGGTCCGTAAGCAATGCTACTCACAAATAAAACCTTGAATAGTACCTCTACCATCATTTAACACCCATCCTCTTGTTTCAACATACTTTGATATTGTTTCTCTGTGATCGTCCGCAAACATCAGACACTCGTGCACTTCCATCGGTCGACTGAAGTCCAGTTGTTCTTTTATCAATGTTCCATCGAACAGTAATATTAGTATCACCAGTGTTTTTGCCATACAGCTCCTTAATCTGTTTTTGACTTATCATTTACACTTGTGCCCCAACTTAATGCCGATTTTAAACCAGGTGCTTGTATTTGCATGTCGACACCATATGATCTCCATGCTTGTTTTACAAGGTTTAATTCCAGTAATAAACTAGAGTATTGTTTTGTGCTACCACTCTTTACTTTTATTGTTATAACTTTCTCTTTCATGCCTACAATATAGGATACTTAGGGATATTTGTCAACGGCCTTGACCACGATATTTTTTTGTCATTCTTTTTGTATGTTTATTGGGGCTTTTTTTGTGCCTGCCCGGTCTTTTTCTTTTTGTTCTCAATCTGTACGTGTTAACGCCAAATAAAGGTTTCTTTTTACTCACCTATCCAGTCCTTAACATATACTTTATAATCTTTACTTGATGGCATGATCGGTAAATAAGTTATCTTACCATTTATATGTTGTTGTAAATCTGTGCCACAAGTCACACATCTATAATAATCTGTAGCTACACTCACCAACATCGTAACCTCACTACAAGACGGACATTGTCCGTTTACAATCTCTGCATTAAATCTTATTGAGTTTTTTTCTGTCATATTTTTTCTTGTTCTTTATAACTTTTTTCTTGAAGTGTCGCAACTGTCTTGCAACCGGGTTACGTTTTTTATTTGGCTTTTTCATTTAAGATGAAGTTTCTTAATGCTCTTTTCACCCATGTATATCTCTGTCTCTGCCTCGCTACGTATACACTTGTAAGATATATTTGGGTTAAACTCCCTCTCCGCGATACGACGGGCCCGAAGGCAAT